ATCATTGTCGCTTGAAGGAACAGAATTAAAATGAAATATTGGAGTTTGTTTGAAGTGTTTTTTAGAATATAAATTCATATCACTGTCTTTATTCGTGACAGAATTTACAGTGCAGAATACTATTAAATTTTCTAATTCATTTAACGTGTAAACGCCGGATAAATCATATTTATTACCATTCTTTTCATTATAAAGTTCTGCATTTGATACAGTAAATGTAGATCCGACAGGAACATTTTTCCAAAAATTCAAAAAATCATTTTCAGTAGAAGATACATTTTTCCAATCAGAAAAATCAAAAAACGCACTAGTTTCTGAATTATTAAATACTATATTTGGTGTAGCAACCAATCCAGATACTGTGCTAACTTTATTAGTTAGTGACTTTTTATATTCCAAACCATAAAATATTCCAACTCTGGCAGTAACTAGATTGGTATTTGGAACAATGGTTCCATTTGTACTACTTTTTTTTCTTGATTTTTTATGATTTGAAAAATTCATGAAGCAATGAAGTTGATTGTTCCATTACCGGCCGAAGATCTAACATAAATCGTAGTTAATGCTCCAGTTTCTATAAAAATAGATTCTCCTGGTTCTAAAGGATATCCTTCAGTTGATCTAGTTACTAATGTAGAACCACCAACAAAAATAGTGTTAGTATTTGAAATTGATGATTTGATGTGTACTCCAGATACTAATCTATTAGTTAATGTTGATAACTGCGATGCAGCAGTAGATGATATTTTTGATCCGCTATAAACCGAAGATGGTTTAGTATTATCTACAATTTTTACTTGTATTGTTCCATTTCCAAGTTTATCATTTATACTGGTTATTGGATTTGTATTGGTTTTTATATTATTAAGTGCTGTATAGATTGATCCGGTTGCCCCTAGTAATGGTATTATAGAGGATAGATCTACATCAATATTATTTTCTACAGTTACGGGTAATGCTTCGGTTGCAGTTACTTCTATGGATCCATCAGCGGCCGCGCCCTGCACTATTATTGGATAGTCTGAGGTAATACCTGTTCCCTTTACCATCAATCCACCCCCATAATTCGATACACCTACAGTAGATCCAATAGATACTGTAAATGTAAATCCATGATTTGTTACGGCAACTTTTAGTGCGTCACCTGAAACACCAAGAGTAGTTCCATTGGATGAATATATCTTACTTGAGAGTTTAAGATCGCCGTCATGGCCATAAACTCTTATGCTATCTGTGGATTCGGTTAGATTTATACTTCCGCTTATTCCTACATTTCCATAAACTGAAACCGAATCACTACTATAGTTTAATCGTCTTCCGCCTGTTATTCCTACAGCAGTGGCACCAGAAATACCAAATACGCCAAAATTAGTTGTTCGTATATCTACTGTGCCAGTTACACCAACCAAAACACCATTTGTGATGCCTTGTATATTACCGCTTATTCCGACTGGTATAGTGGAAAACGTAGTTCCTGCTATTTTTAAGAAAGAACTTTCAGAGGATAATCCGACTACAAATGTACCTCTTCCTGCGACAGTTCCGGTTATTCCTATATTGGTTCCAGTCCATCCATAAATGCTTATCGGAAGTGGGCTGCTAGTATCAACTCTAGTTGTTGTACTATCGGTGCCATATGCTATCTTTGAAATTGGTACATGTGTTAAACTAAAACCAGTTCCACTGGTTCCCCAATCTGTTGCTAAATACGCATCTCCGGTAGCAGTTGTAACTAAAATATTATCTAATGTGTATGGCATCTTGATTCCTTCTAAGAACTATGTATAATGGTAATATAAATAGAAAGATAACATATGTTTATTGAATTAACCAAAGAAGACTTTTCTAAGAAAGTCGAAAATAGAGTAAAAGAAAAAGATTGTTCTTACATGGATGCAATTATTTATACATTAGAAGAAAATTCTATTGATATAAGTGTTTCGTCTAAATTATTATCTCAACCAATAGTTGAAAAACTTCAAGAAGAGGGACAAAGATTAAATCTTTTGCCAAGAAAAAAGAATTCACTACCCTTTGCTTGAACGGCACAATGGGTTGTGGTATACTTGTTTTGTCAGTGGTGGGGAGTTCCCACCGAAAGTTTAGTCCGAAGGAGAACTTCGGGAAGGAGATTTAAATGAGTTCATTTAGCGATTTTAAGAAGAAGTCAAAGACTAGCATTGATGTTCTAGTCAAGAAGTTTGCAGAAGAAGAAGGTGGCAAGAAGGATTATAAGGACGAGCGTTTCTGGCGTCCTACACTGGATAAGGCAAAGAACGGTTTTGCCATTATTCGTTTCCTCCCAACGGTAGATGGTGAGGATGTTCCGTGGGTCAAGCTCTATTCCCACGCATTCCAAGGTCCGGGTGGGTGGTACATTGAGAATTCACTCACTACCCTTGGAAAGCAAGATCCGGTTTCAGAAATGAATAGTCTACTCTGGAAGAGTGGAATGGATAGCGATAAGGATCTTGCGCGGCAGCGTAAGCGTAAGTTGAACTACATCTCTAACATCTATGTGATTAGTGATCCTGCTAATCCTCAGAATGAAGGAAAGGTGTTCTTGTTCAAGTATGGTCAGAAGATCTTTGAGAAGATTCAGGAGGCAATGCAACCTGAATTCAAGGACGAAGAACCAATTGATCCATTTAATTTCTGGACTGGTGCAAACTTTAAGCTCAAGGTTCGTAATGTTGGTGGTTATGTCAACTATGACAAGAGCGAGTTTGATTCTTCATCTGCTCTACTCGGTGGTGCAGATACAGAACTAGAAAAGATCTGGAACAGTCAGAATGCTCTTAAGGAATTCACAGATCCTTCTAACTTCAAGTCTTACGAAGAACTTAAGACTAAGTTGGAAAGCGTTCTAAAGGGTGACATTCGCGGTAAGGCTCCAATGGGTCAACGAACCGCAGAGGATGTTGAAGAAGAGGAAATTGCCGAAAAGCAATGGGGTGGGTCTGCCAAGACCAAGAAGCCCCCAGTAGAGGAAGAGTCAGATGACTCGACCGATGCTCTTGAATATTTCAAGAAGCTCGCTGACGACTAACCCCACCAGAGATAGCATCTCCGGTCCGACAACCCCGAGGCCTCGGGGTTGTTTCTTTTTACATGTGCTTAGTTCTCCATATGGGAGTGGTTCCGATAGTTAATCTTTTAAATGATTCAATTATCAATGGTTTATTATCAATTTTAATATTTGCCGGTTTTGCTGAGGTTTTTCTTTTTCCCTTATCTGGAGTTAAATCTTTAGATGCATCTTTAAGTTCATTTACTATATCCTTTGATTCGTTTTCCTTTGTATTTTCTAATGATTTTTCAGAATTGGATTGCTTATTTTGTGTGTCCTTTTTAATTGCTTCTGATATTTTATCACCAGAGTCATTTGTTTTAAATTCTACAGCAGATTCCCCACGAAGAGCAGATGTTGGACTTGAAGAAATTGCAGGGGTAGAATTGCTCTGTGGTATAACCTGAAAGCTTTCGGTGCCTCTTTCTCCTATTACGATGGGGGTTGTACTCTTAACTATGCCCTCTCCGCCGCCGGCAAAAGCAGGAACTAATAGTTTATTTTCTTTGTTTTGTGTTATAGTTTTAGCCTGAATTCTATTTACAGTTCTTTGATTCATTTGACTAAATGTTAATTTTTTAAGTGTAGAGAGTGTTTCACCTTTTGATTTATCTACAGTTACATATTGTTCTTTTTTTGTAAATTCGTAATTTGGTTTATTTAACTGTGTCATATTATAATTGTATATGTTATCATTTTGTCTATTTAAGATTACATTATTGGTTTTAAACATATCAATTACATTTGTATCATTGTTAATTATTTTTGTAGTATCCTTGGTATTGTTTTCAACCGTACGAGTTTGATTTGTTATATTACTAGTATCATTAACTAAAAAATTATTATTGTCGATATTTGTAATAGGAGTTGTATTATTAATTTCGGTATTATTTTTCACATTACCATCTACGAACATATTTTGATTTAGTTGTTTATTAACGCTTGTAACGGGTGCGTTAATTGAATTGTTAGTTTCATTTAGATAGTTTGTGGTGGGTGCGTTAATTGAATTGTTAGTTTCATTTAGTTGATTGACGGTTGTTGCCGTGTTAATATCATTTTTTATATAATTTTGATTGTTAGATGTAGTTGTATTATTTTTTATATAATTTTGATTGTTAGATGTAGTTGTATCATTTTTTATATAATAATTGCCAACATTTGTAAAGAAACTATAAGGATTATCAAAAACAAAATTCATCTCTCCTACTAACTTTTTTGATTTTTTTGTTTTAACCTTGTTCCTTTCAGTCAATCCATATTTCTTTGTGAAAAATAATTTACTTTCATTTATTTCTTGGTGTATGTTTAATGGATTGAATTTTGTTATAAAATTAGAATTATAGTTTAATATTTTTTGCAATACATTATTTTTTTTTAAATTAATGTTATATGATTGTTTACTTTTATCAAAGATAATACTCTTTTCATATTTTTTTGAATTATCTATTTTTTCGCCATCAACATTTACATTAATTTGTATTGGAGTATCCGATACACTTTTGGGCATTGACTTAGATTCATTTTCTGGAGCAGGAACACTTATATTTGAAAATTCATCGGCTTTAAATCTAGACAAAGCATTAATTGTCATAGAACTTGAAAAAATATTTAAAATTTCTTCTTTTAATTTTAAAATGTCCTTTTCGTTGCTTTCGTTCATAACATTCTACCTTTTCTAGATAATGCGTTTGCCATATTTTGCTGATTAAGGATTCTGTTGTTCTCTACTTCTATTTCTTGCCTCAGTAACTCTAGATATATGTCTCTTTCCCAGGGTATTAGTGTTTCTAGATCAGTTAAACTATACTTATAATGATGTATGAGTTTAAAATTTATATCATAGAAAGAACCAATGGTTAAG